CTGTTTTTTAGGTTCTTCTAAACTATCAAAGTTTAAATCTACATTACCTAACTTATCTTTTATAGAATTGAAAGATACTGCTTTACCTTGTTTAGCTATGTTAATCCATTCCTCTTTCCCCATCTTAACAAACTCTGTATAACGTTCAGCTTCTTCCCACTCGTTACCGAAGTTTGGATTAGAGTATTTAATTCTACTTTCATTAAAGTTCTCTAATGCTGATGGTGTATTATCGTACCCACATTTGTGACATACGTATAAATCATTCCCACCGTCAACTTTATTCCAAGACCAATCACAGTTATTGCATTCGATTTTACCGTCTACGATTTCTCCTATAAGTTGGGCAAGGGATAAAAACATTGTTATTTCTTTTTCCAGATTTCACCTCTTCTACATCTAACTACTGCTCCTGAAGCATAAGCTGATGGCCATGTATCGTATTTGCTTTTAGCTAATCTAGTACACCTATCATCTTTTTCCATGATAGTATTTTCATTTTGCATTTCTGCTACTGTACCTACCACTAAATTTCTAATATCTTCTTTAGTTAATTTTTTATACCCTGATCCAAAAGGTGCTGCTTTACCATCTTGAGGGTTAGCAGTTTCAGAGTACTGTGTAGCTTTAGGTACTTTAGATCTCATTTTATCTTTAGGATCACTTTTTCTAGCTCCTCTTTCTTTAGCATCTGCAGACATTCTGCCTTTAACTAAATTACCTGATTTAGTAAAATAATGTCCTGATGGAGCTTCTTTAGTTTCTTGCTTTAGTGCATTACCTGCTTTCTTAGCATCTTTATATGCATTAGAATTTTTATGGGAAGATTTCTTTCCTGCTTTTTTCTTAGCATTAATGTTAGCCCAAAGGCCCTCTTTCTTTACTGTTGCTTTTTTTGTATTTTTCACGACTGTCTTTCCTTTACTTCCTGCTTTCTTTTTCTTGGCTGCAGTAGCGGCTCTCTGGCCTTTAGTTAAACTCTGTGCTTTAGCTTTTGGTAAGCATCTATCAGGGTTCTTTTTATTTTTAGATGTACCGCAATCACCAGCTATATTACCAGAAGAAGAGATGCGAACCCACTTCTCTTTCTTAAACCAGTCTCTTAATGACTCAGCGGTGATGTTTGTTATTTCTTTTCTAGTCATGTTATCCTTCTGCATGCATCATAAACATTCTTATGATAATTGCAGCTATTATACCGAATATAATCCAAAGTGCTCTAGTAACTCCTTCTTTCCAGAGTTTAATAGATTCAACTTCAGCTAATTTAGCTTCAAATTCTTTTTGATTAGCTTGAAGTATTTGTCTAAATTCTGTGTTTTTATTAGTGTTTACTATAACTCCATTATCAGGATTAAGAATAGAATATTTCAATTCTGAAATATCTTCTTTAAGGTCTGACATGTCCGCTTGCATTTGTTTAAGCTCTCCATTAGGCATGTGCCCTTTAATATGCTTAATTTCTTTGAGTACTGATTCTAGAATATCTTTTTGAGTCATGGTAGTATATATACTATAAATATTACTAATCTAACTTTGACCTGAGGTATTTAAGATACTCTTTGATTTCTTTAGAAAGCTTTGCTTTTACCGCTTCATTATTGTTATCCCAGGTTTCTATATCGCCCTGTTCGGTAACGTATGTATTTTGGTAATCAAAAGATTCATCAGCCCACTCCTCTAAGTCTTTAGCAAACTTGGCTATATTACCTTTTTTAATTTGTTTAACATAATTGTCATATAAACCATTTCTTTTTAATTCTGCTTCAAAAGCAACGAAACAATTTAAACACATCTTGTTTATCTTATAAACTTTGACGCTTAGCTGACTGTTAATAGGTTCCTTACATTTTGGACAGGCATAAGGTACTTTTACAAGTTTTTTAGCTGAGTCTAGTTTGGTAATATTCTGCTTTATACCGTCTTTAATAGTCCACTTCTTACCGGACTCTTCCCAAGTATCTCCTTCTTCATAGCTAGTATGAGTACGTTTATACCCGGTTTGTGATTTAGTTTTAGAAGTAAAATCTTTATTTACTAAATTACGTATACGGCTAACATCAGAATGTTTAAATTCTTTTTTAAGAGTATTATCACTCATATCCTAAATCTTTTAAGTGCTTTAGCACAGGAGTAATGTCTCCATTTTTTACCCTTAATGCTATACCTCCTTTAGATGTCCATTCATCTATATTAGATTTTTTATCATCTATAAGAATACTATTTTCATTAGCATAATTTTGCTTATTAGAAGAGTATGCGAATATAACTTTAGGTTTAGGGTTTAAGTTATTTTTAACCCATAAGTTTTTACCTAATCTAGAGGTATTATTTCTGGAAGGTGAAGTAAGGAGTTTAGTATTATATTTACTGATAAAGTTCCATAGTTCTTGTCCTCTAGGCATCCAGTCCATACCGACCCAGAATCCTACTCCCACTATCCCATCTATAAAGTTCCAAAATTCTTCTGGTCCAAATATTTCTTCAAAATCTTTTGGTTTAATAACCCTTTTGATATCTTTTAGTGGGTAATGTTTAGGACCGATTTCATTTAACTTTTCGTGGAATCTCCTTTCAAAATCTGTTAATACTCCATCCATATCACAATATATCTGATATTTTGGAGTTTCGTGTAATAATTCTTTTAAACTTTGTTTCATAACCTTTATTTTACTCTATTATATACCTTAATATAAGAAATTTCATGCAGATATCCAACTTTAAATACGATTATTTATTGCTATTCTTTATACTATCCTCCCAGTTACGAAAAGTAATATTACCAACTAAGTAAGCTTCTTTTTCTAATTCCAATAAATTATCATCTTCATTAGTGTCAGTAGTAGCTATAGAACCTAATCTATTTTCTAGGTTTTGAATGTGGTGAACCATTTCATGAGAAAAAGATCTCATAACATCTTTAGGGTGTCTACCTTGTACATACAAAACTACTTCTTTAGAAGCAGGGTCGTAATGTGCTGTTTTACCAAAAAATGATTCTGATTCTGCTAAATCTTTTCTTATTTTAATTTCCGGTAGAGGAGTAATATTCATCTTTTGATCTAGCATATATTCTAGTATAGACCCCATAAATGGAGTATAATCAAACCCTACTTTATCATCTTGATTCTTTAAAGATATTTTTATATGATCATTATTATAAACTATATTGATTCCTTCACTTCCGATTTGGTTTTGTATACGGTTGTAAAGAGTAATTAAATGAGCTTTATCTTTAGAGGGTAATATAGGTTCAGTGGATAGTCTATTTCTACCGCTATCTTCTGATATATCTTCAGTAAAGTATTCAGTTACAAAAGATGAGATGTTATTACTAATAATTTCTGCTACTATTTTATCTTTCAAATCGTTTAAAATATTTAAGATTTCTTCTCTTGATAACTCTTCAGGGAAAAAATCTATTATTTTATCTAAATTACCTGAGAGTATGCTTTTTCTAAAATCGGTTGCTCTAACTCCAGAACCGGGTGCAGCTTGTAAAGCTAGACCTTCTACGTTATCTACATTATTAAATGTAGTAACCCTTTTTAAATCTACAAAATCCTCTTCCCCTCTAAGGCCTGTAATTGCTACAAATGAGTCTTTTTCATTTGCTCTTGCGTAGTCTTTTGCAGCAAACATTGGGTTTTTCTGTCCATCTACTATCTCTACATTACCTAAGTGTTGAGAATACATCTCCCATATTGCAGTAGCTTCTGCTTTAGTAATCCCATTTCTCTCTCCTCCTCCAATAAATATTACTACTTTATCTATATTAGGTTTATCTTTAAATTCTCCTTTAAATAAATCAGAAGCTTTCTCTTTATAATCATCTTTATTATATACAGTACCTTTATAAGATCCGTCAAGTAAAGATTTTACAACGTTAAAATGACCTCTATGAGGTGGTTTAAATGCTCCTGGGTATAATGCTATCATGCTAAAAATGCTTGTACTTTTGAATCTATTTCTGCAGGAGTTGAATGGTTAAGCTTCTCTTGAAATAATGGACTGAATAACATATCAGCTATACTGTCTAAAACTTCTTCATTCTTTATATTTGCTTTATCTTTTCTATCTCTGTATTTTTTTACAGCATCTTTTAATTTATCTGCTCCAGGACCGGCTCCTATCTTTCTATAGCTTTTTAAAAATGCAGTCTTAATAGCTTTATCTTCTGACCTATTACCTCTATCCCAGTCTATTCCCGAAGATGCTTTGTTAAATTCCTGCTCTTCTTCATCTGAAATTACTAATGGTTGAAAGAAAGAAGATTTACCTGCTCCAGTTCTATTATTATACTGCTCAAGATAATCCTTTATTCCTGTTTGTCCGTTTTTTGCTGCTGTATTAAATGCATTTATCTCTTTTTCAAATTTACCATCTCTCATATTAACATAGATAGATAAATTACCTTTTAACTTTTTATTTAAATCACCAATTTTTTGGTAGG